GAATGCTGTAGGTGCAAACTCCGCAGTCAGTGGAGATATAACATTGTTAGATCCCATAAGCTCATACTGGGTATTACCCGAAGTACCTACAAACAAGAAGTCTCTAAAGGGTATCAAGTATGTGATGGGTGTGTAGTTATTAGAGGAGATCATAAGATCTAAAGGATCTGAATTTATAATATTGTCAGGATTTGCAAGGAAGAAGTTGTCCCAATTTCCAGACCTAGATGCAATAACTGTGTCTTCATTTGCAAGGAATAGACGGTCACGATAGAAAGCCATAGCAGAGATCTTACTCTCCTTTGGTTTATCGTCCGAAGGATTATAGAAAATCCCCGGACCACGGTTGCTTTCCTCGTCTCCACTCTGTCTTCTGTCCCACTCTACCGGTGTTGCATAATATGAAAGGTCTTCACCCTCTCTAATCTCACTGAATATAATCTGTGGCATTCTATACTTATCAAGGGTAGTTCTCTTACCGGGGGTGCGAACCTTATCCATGTAAGGAGCCTTCTCTTTACGGGTTATTCGGTACCAGCCGGGAGTATGCTGAAGATACGCCTGAGAAAGATACATAATCTTTCCCATGCCATCACGGAGATAGGTATCACTGTCAACATCTGAATCATATATCCTCGTAAACACCTCCTCAACAAGATCTCCACCATTAAACGCTACAAGGTCAGAGTTATCAGGTGGAAACTTCATATCAGTAAACTGTCTAAAGGATTGTCCAAGGTATAAATAACTACTGTTGGGGTATACATAGTCTTCAACGGGAATAAATCTAGAGGTAGCTACGTTAAGTTTATTAGCATCCGCTACTAAATCAGAATCCTCAGACTCAACCCTCTTCCATCTAGTCTTATCTTTATGGGGCGGAAGCTGTGATCCTGTACGATCTTGATCAGCGGACAACAATACATTAGTAGGACCGGGGAGTTCATCCGCAGGTAAATAATCCCTTACTTGCCAGACCCCAAATCGTAATGCTTTAATCGGAACTACGCCGGAAGTTAAAAAGTAAGGATCATCCCAGAAGTCATCAAACCAAAAATTAATCTCATCCCCATCCGCCCCAATGTCTGGATCTAAATCATCCCATGTTTGTGTAATCGCATCATTAATAGAACCACCAGCACTAGTTCCCTGTATAAAGGTACTGCGGAGTGACTCGTTACAGAACAGGTTTAGGTTCCAATCAATCTCATGATCAAACACAGGAGGCGTAGCATCATTCATTACACGTTCTGTATAATCATTGGTCCATACACTAGTATTAGTAGAAGATCCCTCAGAGTTCTGGGTAACGATAACCCTACCTGCGTAATATGTTTCATCGTCTAAAGCAAATTGGTTTGCTTTGGCAGTAAGGGTATCTACCTGCCACTCATTAATAGCTTTTGTAACAGCATCAGCATCAGCATGTCCACTGGCACGTTCTTCATCAGAGTATTCCATATCCGTAGCGGCTCGCCCACCATGGAAAGAAAAACCTATAAAGTTACCATTCTCATCAACCCCATCACCAGAGCCATTACATTTCCATATTGCTAAATCACCATAATTAAGTCGATGATCATTCCAATTGAATACAATCGTTGTGTTTCCTTCCGAACCTGTAACGGTTTGGAATAGATGTAAGATTTGCCCATCAGAGCTACAGTTAATAGTTCCATTATGACCAAAGGAGCTTTCTATTGCCCCTTTAAGATTGTTAATAGCATGGGTATTATTAGCCCAAGCATCCCACATCATGATATGATCAACGTGATTAGGTACAGTTGGGTAATTACTATCAGTCTTATTCCAATTAGCCCAACCAGTTCCATTAGCCTGCTCATTCAGTATCCCCAAATAATATCTAACTGTTCGAGGAGAGCCATCATCATTACCATTAACATCAGTTAACTCTATGAAAGCTAAAGCATTATCATCATCTTCTTGACCCGGTTGATTGTCAACCAGCTGCGCGCCACCCTGCCCGTCGAGATAGCTGGCGGCCCAGCCAGCCTCTTCCCAATGATTACCATGGTAAAAATCACCGCTTGTTTCATTATCGATGTCTACCTGTGTACTAGTTGTAGAACTGTACTCTGTATTTAAATGCAGAGGATATCTATGCTTTGCATAATAATTAGTACCCGTAAAATCTATAGATGCAGAAGCGTTAGCTGCTGATGCGTTATATGTATTAACTGCTATGGTTCTAGCTCTTTCTGGTCCGGTTTCTCCTCCACCCTCAGGGGCTCCGCTCGTAGTCCAGTAAAACTCTTCCCCTAATGTTGCTGGAGTACCCCCACTCTTCTTGAGCCAAAGGTAGTTAAAAGTTTGCGAGGTTCCTGTAGATACATCTTGTCCTTTTAAGGTAAGTTGGCACCCTAGATCTCTGTTTGACAAATGAAGACCAGCAGCTTCGAATTCGTTTGGTTCCCATGCTCTAACTGCTGCGTTAAAATCAAACTCAAGAATACCACCACGATGTGGCGTAATTGTTTCACTCCATTCCCTACCAGCAAAACTATTCCAAGGATATCCATCATCGACAGAACCGGACACATCAACTACGGGATCCGTAGGATCAATTGCTTTACTAGACCAAGTATAATCTTGGCTTTCAACCCAAAGCTCAGACGCATGTTTTCTATCTACAGCTATCGAGGTTAGGTAAGTAATGTCAGTACCCTCAAAATCTAGGTTCCACTCTTTTTGACGACCTACCGGAATAGAACCATCCATATTTTTATAATAAGAATCCCCATCCGGGTCTTCCCAGTCAACCGTATCATCTGTCTCATTCTTTTCTATGTTACCATTAAGACTGGTGAACCCAGCGGTCACTTCTTTATTAAGAATAAGAGTAGCAGAGCCAATGTTAACAGTACGTAGACGATCTCGTGCAGGAATATTATTAGGGTTCCATATTAAATATCTATATGTCTTCCAGTCCATGGTACTAACCCCATCAAGGACAGTTGGAATGGTAGTTATTATAGTATCACCTATCCCATCACTAGCTACAATCTTATAAGCTGTGTATGCACCCACAGGAGTCTCGAAGTAAGGCTCATCATCCTCGGTAGTGGTATATACACCATCTATTCCAGCATCTATAACCAAAAGAATAGAAGTTACAGCATCTACCTCGGTCCAGCTATAGTAAAGCTGATCAACACCAGATGATTCGGTATCTAAAGTACCTAAGTTACCAATCCATTCAGTACCATTTCTTTTATCTAATGATGATTGAGTGGTGCAGAAGAAATTAGTAAGAGCGTCACATTCTGAAGGCAATCGTTTCGAAGGGATCTGCCTACCCACACCACCGCTAAGGGTATAGATGGGTATCTTTATTGGGAAGTATGATTGTGCTCTTGTAGCTCTAGGCATTAGCTAGTTCTCCAGTATCTGAACCTTGACGGATCATTACTACCAGATCTATTATGGATCTCTCTTAGTTTTGCGGTACCAGATCCAAAAATAGTACGCCTCTTGTCATCTATATCGCTGTTCTTACCCCTTGTGGTAAACAATACTTCTAATTCTTGTAGATATCTATCAGATTGCACGTCACCTTGGACAATCATCTGGTATTGTCTAGCAGATTGAGACATGATAGCTCGTTGAACAACAGTATCCATATCTTTCCAGCCCACCTTAACCACCATCTCCACATGGTAGTCCTTACTAGCAGCCCATAGATCTGTTTGGTCTGTGACATTGAACAGATATTGAGTAGATGAATCGGAATCATCAGTAGATCTAGCTACCCCAATAATTCTATAGCTCTCAGTATTAATATGATCAGAGATAAGCTCAGCTGAAAGGACATTACTTCCCAACACAACCTGTCCTCTAGTATCTAGATTATATTTCTTCATGAATTTATTATTTGCAAGACCTCGGAACTGAAAGTCTGTTAAAGTGCGGTCAAGCACACCTTGACAGACCCCAGTGTCTACACCACCAAGGTCATCTAGGTTATCTACCGTGGATTCTCCTGCCATCAGAAGCATGTGATTAATAGCATCAAGCTTAGATATCATACCCATGGTAGTACTCCTATAGTTAAAGGTTAAGCCTTCCTAGGCCCGTTAAGACCTAGGAAGGGTATTCAAAACACGTAGAATAATACTACGTTAAGAACAAAACAAG